CAGAAGAAGCACAATATGAAGCAGATTTTAGAAAATTACAAATAGATTTTTCAGCAGATAATACAGATACAATAACAGTCAAAGATATAGAGTATTACAAATCAGTATCATGGCACGTACATTCCTTGAAAGATATGACTGACGGTTACATTATCTTTGATTGTGTTCGAACACGCGGACGCAACGATTCACGTAGGAGGGCTTACAACTAATGCCAACTAATCCTCCAGACCACCTAAACAACATAGAACGAGCTCTAATAGACAAGCTCCGTTTAGGCACTTACCGTACTGCGACAAGCACTGCTACGGCATGGGCAGACACAGATGTCACTGTTTACGGTCAATACCCTTCAACAGACGATGTCAATTACCCATCAATAATAACCGAAATGGTAGCTAATGGGATGGAACAGCAATTTATGGGCCAGAAATTAACAAACAATGCTGGAACAGATGCACGAGGGGAGCTTTATGGAGTAGGCTTTAATATACATATAATGGTAGATAGTGAAAGCTCTATTACGGTTACCAATACTACGTCAGGGGGAGATGTAGCACAGCCTTATAGACAGAGAAGGTTGCTTAATTATCTCATGCTTAATTGCGCTAATATACTTATGGACCTTGATTTTTCAAATATTACTAAAGGAGCTACGGGAACACCTGCCGCAACTGAAGTAGACCAACGTATGTTTAGTGGATTCCGAGATTTAGCATATAATCCTGATTTAGACTTATGGATGGCTACTGCAAGTATGGTTGTAGTGTTCAAGAATAGTAGATAATATGACTAATGAATATGTAATGGCAGAGCCATTCTATAAGCAAGAGATTTTAAGAAATGTATCTATTGGTTATACTCCTTATATGCCTTTTACACAACAATATAAATTAGATATGGATTCTGATTTTGCTGGTAGAGGGACAGGTTATATGGCTTATGGCCCAAATGATGAGGGTGATGATGGGGCTGATGCAACAGGTTATGGTTGGGATGTAAGGCGTAATGTTTATATGGGACTAGGTGAAGGTAGACTAGCCCATATGAGTAGTTATTATGGGGCTAAGGGAAGATGGGGTATAGCTAATCAAGTAGCACCTCAAGAAAGTGCAGCCCGCGCTGGACAAAAGGCTATGGATTTTAAAGAAATTTTAGAAAATAACGTAGGGACTAAAGTACAAGAACTTATAGGGTCTCCTGTACCTTCTCGTATAGTAGATGAGATAGGGTTGGCGAATTTAAGTAAAATGTTAGATACTGAGTTAGTAGCTCAGAAAAAGATGCCCAAAGATATTTACGAAGCAGAAGTAAATAGAAGGTTACAACGTGGTTACGGTTTTTCTTCACAAGGTTTTGATTTACATTTAGAAGAACATAAAGGAATGGCTAGGTTTTTAGCATCTAATTTAAATAATTTCGATGAGACAGTACGTAGTATGGAAGTATCCAGAGCAAAAACTAAAGGCGTATCTGATAAAGCTATGATGAATATAAAAAAGATGCCTCCAAAGGGGAAAGAGACCTCTGCACTTAGAAGTCATGTAGGGTCCGTAGCAACTAGATTAAATAGAATGGTTAGAGATTTTGTTAGTGTTATGACTCCTAAACAAGAAGAGAGATTTAGAAAGGATTTCTCTAAAACTGGGGCTTTTGGTGCTTTAAGAACTGTTTTAGATTCTACAATGCGTCGAGGTGGGATTCTTAATGCTGATAAAGGAGCTACTTTAGGTGCTTTAGCTGATTATAAACAAGAAGAATGGAAAGCTTTAAAACAATTTTTAGATAGAGGTCGTCGAAACGAAGCTATGTCTGAAGAATTAAAATTAACCAAGCATGCCGTATCCCATGTTTATCAAAATATGATGCCTAATGGCTTCGTGGGGTTATCTATTATGAGAACAGGGGTTAAAAAATTAAAAGGTTTTACTATGCCTTTTTTTAAAAAACCATTACAAGGCGATGTAATTGCTCTAAGTGGTGGAGCTGACCATAGTTTAGCTAATGCTATGGCTCTGTGGGCTTTAGACCAAGAACTTTATGGTACAGATACATCTGCAACCGAATTAATGGGAACTGCGTATAGTGATGCACTGGGACAGGCTATATTAGGTGCTGGTAGGGCAGAATTAATTAATGCCGAAGCTATGACAGGGACAACTTTTAATGTAGAGCAAGGTATTTATGACTTGAGAGTAGGAGGTATAAACTCTACAGTTTCTTTAGTTCCTACCGAAATAGCTAAAAATTTATATGACCAAATTATGAAGAATTTAAATAAAGGTGGGGGTAAACCAGCAATGCAAAGATGGTTCCAACGCCTGATTACTAGTGCTAATGATTTATCTAAATCATGGTACGATAGAATGCCACACGGTATGAGAGCATCTATGTCTGAAGAATTTCAGTTTGGGGATGACAAAGGTAACCCAAATAAAAGATTCTTAGGTGTTTGGAATCAAGGTGGTGTGGGTGCATGGCAAGGAGATGTAGGTCAAAATATATCTATGGCTCCATTTATCATAGCACGCAGACAAAAAGTAGCGAACTGGAGAGATGGAGGATTCCAAGCAGATAGATAAGCAAAAGCTTTATATAGTAACTGGAACTAAAATAAAGGTAACGAGTGAAGTGTCTGTATTGAAAGTCTAGACAAAAAAAAGGAGAATAAAAAATATGGCATATTTCCTAGGAAGAGATGTTGACTTATACGTCACCACAGAATCAGCACATAATGCTGGTAGTAGCGATGCAGGTACCCCTCAAGCAGTGGGAGTAATATCTAATATGGCTACTATAAGAGACTCAGGACTAACATCGGGTAGTTGTATACCTTCGATGGCCTCTGATGCTTCTGTATTAAGTGGTTCTATAAGCGATGCGACAGGTATTGACCTGTCAACAAGTATTTCTGACGAAGATGTAGGACCTTTTATGGGTAAACCACAAATAATGCAAAAAGTGGAACTTCATAAAGAAACCGTTGTAACCGTAACCAAAAAGAAAAAGAATGCTTTTTGGGAAGTTATATACAATGGTCCTTCAGAAGCGGCAGATTGGGGCGGCACCGGCGGTCAAGATGACCATCGCCAAGGTGCAAGATTTGGTGTTTTCGGAGACACGACAGCAAATAAATATTATATTAACGACGGTAATACTTGGATGTATGATACTGTTGAATCAGGTTCAGCCACAGATTGTATCTATGGATATAGAGTACATCTAGTAATAGGTAATGTGCCAGATGGTTCAGCTAATCCGGGTGAAATTTTTACCCTAAGAAATGCCGCAGTGACTGGATACACAGTATCCCTTAACGCAGATGGTGTAACAGAGGAAACAATAGAATTCACAAGTTCTGTAAATCCAACAACTAAAACACCTACTAACACTACAGCAAATAGTGTACCAACAGGGTTTGATATTACTCGAACACCTATAGTGGAGCTCTGATAATATGGCTTTTTTCTTAGGTAAAGACGTAAGCATAACATGTTCTGCGGAAAATCAAACATATGGACTTCAAACAGCAGCAAATGGAACGTTTGCTACTGCTGATGCAACTACAGGATTCGCTGACCCATTAGACACTAGTTCACCAGTAGGTGCTTCAGGCAGCTGGCATCAAATGACAAGTGTAGAATTAAGTATTGGAGCTATGGATGAAGATATTTCATACTTTGGTATGCGTTCTCAAACAAAAGCTGAAATCAAGAAAGAAACAACCATTACTTTTACTCGTAAAAAGACGGACAATGAATGGGATGTAATCTTTAATGATATAAGATATGGTATTTCTGGCAGTAATGAAGCATGGTCAGGTTTAGAACAACCAACATCAACACACGGTTATAGAATATTCTTAACCATAAATCCACAGACAAGGAATGCTACTTCAGAAATAGTAACTTTGATGGGATGTTGTGTACAAAGCCATACTGTAACTGTAAATACAGACGGTACAATGGACGAAACATTAGAGTTAATGACGTATATTGAACCAGTGTATAAAAGCACTAAGTATGGTACTGCTATCGGTAGTGGAAATATTTAAGGTTTAAAATAATTTGAGGGGGACTTGAGTCCCCTTCAGGAGATATAATAATGACAGAAAAGAAAATTTGGTCAATGGACGAATTAGTAGCACTCACTGATGAGGTGCAAAAAAGCGAAGTAGAATATAGAAATAAGTTAGTTCAGTTTCAATTTTGTGAACTAACAGAAAAAGAAGAGCCAAAATTCACTGGTGTAACTGATGATATGCCGGAAGAAGAAAAAATGGCTATATATCAAGAAATAGGCTCTAACAGAGTGGTAAAGATGTTAGAAAAGGCTAATGAAAAGCAACCAGACGGTCCAGTAATCAGTACTGAACAATGGGCACTTTTACCAACAACACTTAGATATGCCATATCTAATTCAATACTAGGCGTTGAGGAAGAAGCGAAAGAAAATTTTCGCGACTGATGCTAGAATCGCCTGATGCGGTATTGTTATATATACCCCTAATGAAAGATTTAGGGATGAGTTGGAATGAAATTAAACATACGCCTAACCATGAGTTACAAGGACTATTGAGAGCTTCTCAAGAATACCAATCATTACACTCAATGGATGGTTATTCAGATACGGATATAAGTGAAATAGCAAAGAATAAACCTGAAATTCGGTCACAATATGCCCGATATATGGAGAAACGACGGAAATATGAGGAAATGGTAGGTATTAAAAAGAAAGTAACATTTAAAGGTGTTTAGATGGGTTTCGCAGGACAAGTTTTTGCAGCGCGTGTCGCGATAGGATTAGCCGTTCCGAGCCCAAAGGCTCTTAATAAGACCGGTAGTTTGCTTGCTCAAGGTATAAAAGCTATGCATAATCGTATCAAACTGGCTTCAAAATCTGCTGATTTAACAGGAGAATATAAAAAAAATGTAGCAAAACTTAATCAAACAGCTCGAACCAGCGCAGAACGAACCTCAACCTACATAACTCAAAAATTACAACAAAATTTAGACAAAATGAGTAAACAATCTATAAAAAACACACGTCGAGTATTTAAAAGAACTAGTCAAGAATATAAAGATTTAACCAAAGAAATGAATAAACCCTTTGCTCAACGAAATTTAGGTTCATTCGAAACTGCTACAGGCATGCGTACCATGCAAGAAATGGCTGTAAGAATGTCTAGAATGAATAAAATGGAAAGACAAGAACAAATTAGACATCAAAACGGTATTTTACTGAATGCTCAGCGTCTAGTAACAAAGGAGAGAGAAAGACAAAAAGCAGTAAATGATGTTAGAACTATAACTACAAAAGAAGCAAAACAACAACGTCGAAATTTAGAAAAATTAAAGGAAGTCGTAAATAAGGAAAAACAGAGACTTGGGGTATTAAAGCAAATTGATGGTGAAATGCACGCTATCAATCAAGAAATGAGCGATATGGACGATGAAGGTGCTGGTATAGGGGCTCAATTTACTGGGATGGCTAACACCCTTAGAACTAATTTTAATGATGCTTTACGAAACACCGTAGCTATTATGACTGCTTTAGGCTTTCAAATACACAGAGCTACTACATCTCTAATGGAGTTTGAACGCGAACTAATTAACGCTAACTCTGTTTTCAATTTAACTCATGATGAACTATTCACAGTTGGAAATGAGATAATGAAATTTGGTAACCAATATGGTATTGCTGTACAAAATGGAGCAGAAGGTATGTACCAACTTGCTTCGGCAGGTTTGTCAGCCAACGAAGCTATGGAAGTATTACCCCACACTTTGAAGTTATCTATGGCTGTACAAGGAGACCACAATACTATATCTAAATTAACTGCCCAGACTATCTTTGGTTTTGGGATGGAAATGGAACAAGCATCAGAAGTGACAGATAAATTCGCTTTTGCTATTCAGAAGTCTCTTATTGAGTATCAAGATTTAGCAAGCGCTGTTAAGTTTGCTCTACCTTTCTTTACCTCTACAGGGCAATCTATTGACCAATTGTTAGGGGCTTTACAGATATTGACTAATAGAGCTTTAGAGGCTGGTATAGCTGGTAGGGGTCTAAGACAAGCATTGGCTGAATTTGCTGAAAGTGCTATGGATGCTGAGGTAGGTTTCCGTAAGATGGGAGTAGAAATCCTAAATGCTGAAGGTGAAATGATGCAATTAACTGAGATAGCTGCTCAGTTCGCTGCCGCAGTTGGGCCTGAGACTGCATCGAATACAGAGTTACTAACTACTCTGATAGAAGACTTGAATGTGCGTGGTGCTACGGCATTTATCCACTTAGTTCAAGCCTCCGATGAGTTTACACAGGCTGTTGAAGATACTGAAAACGCAGGTGGTCAATTAGATGCGATGATTGAAGAACAGAATAAATCATTATCTGCTCAAGTTCAGATTTTAAAAACTAATGTTCTTTCTATTTTTGCATTTAGAGATGCAGCTTATGAGGGAACTGGTTATCTCAACGCTTTCCATGAATCAATTGTAACTGCAATTGAGAATTTTAGGGGTATTATTATAGAAGGTGAGGGAGCTGAGCAACAGTTAACTGAGACAGGTATGGCTATACAAGCATTGGCAGTAGATGGGGTAGAAGTATTTATTGAACTTGCTGAAGGTTTCATAGAAATAATACAAGATTTAGCTGAAGCTAATATAGATTGGAAAGGAACTTTACAATTATTAGCGATGCCACTAGAGATATTGTTAGAGTTTGTTAATAAAATGCCGCCCGGTTTATTAGAAATGTATTTACAATTTAAATTAATCAATTCAATTATACCAATCACGACTGCTTTGACGTGGTCATTAACTACAGCTATGAATGCTTATGCTGCATCACGAGTTTTATCTATGGGTGCAGGTTTAGCTGGTGGAGGTGGTGGAATGAGTTACGCAGCTTTCCGAGCAGCTAATACAGGTGCAGGTGCTGCTGCATGGAAAACAGGTGGTGCAATGAACTTAGCTTATCACGCTCAGAGAGGTGGAAATGCTGCTAACGTAGCCCCTACATTAACAAGAGGTGCTGGTTTAGCTCGCCTCGGTATGTTGGGTAGTTTGGGAATGGCTGGTTTAGTTCTAGGTGGAGGATATTTAGCATATAGACACTATACTAAAGAAAAGGCTGCGGGTGGTTATTTAACACCAATGGCTCAAGGAGGATTCCCATCTGGTGGCTCTCCATATCTTGTAGGAGAACAAGGACCAGAATTATTTGTTCCTGAATCAGCAGGACAACTTTTAAATAATGGCGCCACCCAAAATAGTATAGGAAGTGGTATGGTCATGAAGAATGTAACTATTGGTATTGATTCCTTTGGAGGTATTGTCTGATGAAAGGGCTAGTACCAAAACAAAATAAATTTTATATTACTAAACCATTAGGTTCTATAGCAGTATTACAGAGTGATTTTGGTGATTTACCTCAAAAAGAAGCTAGTGGCCTACTTGAATTAAGTAAAGTAGATGCTAATATATATGGGGTGTTTTCAGGTAGTACTAATTTTGATATTAATGCTGGTTTTGGAGAGTATAACTTGACTGATGCTAAATTAAGTATGTATGTTAGTGGTACTGATTTAAGAAATACTTCAGGAGTACCTCCTGAACTAAATATCTGGAACGTAAATCCTCAGCTTTCACTAACTACAGGTTCTTTTACTCTTCCTACAGCTACATATGAAGGAGAGACTAAGTCTGTAGGAGATAAACTTACTGTGGTCAATACTAGTTGGACGGGTCATAATATTTTTAAAGAAGAACAATTTTCTGGTGACCCTTTAGCTATATTAAAGTTTAAAAATCACGGAAGTATGTGGTATAGTACAGCAACTGCACTTACTGGCCCTAGTGGGGGAGCTACTCATGCCGTAGAAATAGAACTTGCGGCGACATTATTCACATTAGTATCTCAAGTTGAGATTTATCACCAATATGTTAACACGTCGGGTTCTAATGCCCGTGTTGTTAAAGATGACATGGGTCGAGATTTATTGATGCTTAACGCTGATGTAAACTATTATTATGTAATATTTGATAATAATGATTATCCAGATGTAAAGTTTTCAAGAGAAGCAGCAGACCATTATGGGTATATTTTTCCTCTTGACCATTTTGGATTGTCAAACAATTTTGGAAGCTTTCAAGGACGGAGTAGCTATACGCAAACAAGCCAGAGTCCAGATTATAGTTCTCACTCTCCTTCGGTTAACGACACCATATTTGATACATACCGAAATACTATGAATTTTTCTAACCCATATGATGCTGACGATAATAACCCTTTACTTATGTCTTCTATAGAAGTTACTCAAGATAAAGTAAGTGAAGGTAATCAATCTTTAAGGTTTTATCATAATTGGGGTGCAGCTGCTGAATATAACACTGTTATTAGAAATAGTTTGATGGAAAAATACTTAGGAGGACCTAATGATGCTAATTGTCAAGTAGCTATGGCGGGAATGTATAATATACCTTTACCACAACCAATAGATGCAGGATATAATGTACGTGGTGACCGTCGAACAGTCTTACCCCACATAAGTATGGATATGCTTATTGAAAAATTAGGGCCGTGTCCACAATGGGCTATTAGGCAATCAGCTGGTTCTGGAACTCGTTCAGACGCCAGTGATGCCGACACTGCTACTTTTGGTGACCCAGCTAAAGCTTGGTTGCTTTATGATTATCAAAGAACTTCTGCTACAGGCAACCTTGATATTTCTACTACTACTTCTAGCACAACTGGTTATATAGAGTATGAAAACAATAGTCTTTCTACTTTGCGATGTGTTGCTATTGTTTTTTCTAATTTTAAACCGTTAGATACACACCGTACTTTAGATGATTTCCTTGAATATGGAATGAGACAGTCCTATGGTAACAAAAATACTGTTGGAGGAATTTTAGGTGGAGTAATTATTAGAAAATTAGATATAGATGGTTCACAGGATGAGAGTAATTCCTTTGCTTATGCACAAGCTTTACCCGTAACTCGTAACCCAGACTTAAACGCTCCATATGGAACTAGTAGTTTAAACGGTTATGATTCTACTTCCACCGCAGGTGATGTGGGTTATTATGGTATGGTTTCTTTTGTGAGTGGGACACAGGATACACCTACTGCTTTTGGTCCTCACCTAATTATGAATAGTCCATTGTTTAATAGTACAACCAGAGGTAACGCATATCCTACTGGAAGTGGTGTGTTTTTAAGTGGTTCTGAAAGACAAGTAGCTCTTCCTTTAAATCAATATTTCAATATGAAATTTTATATAGATGCTCAAGCTGTTAATTGGACTGGTTCTTCTAGTCTCGCTCCTTATAAAGGATTCCCAAGAGGAGGTACTACTACAGCAGGTCAATCTACTTTAGCTAGTGGTGGAGTGGGGATGCGTGTTGTTTTCGACACTACGGAGGCTACTAGTGTTGTAGATAATGCTTTAATAGAATCACGTAAAGGTCAAAATACAATGGAAGAGATGAGATTTTTAGATATACCTTTCCCAGTCGGAGATACTAGGTCTTCATTGTCTGATGACATAGACCCTTATACATTCTTACATACTGGAAATGCTATCGACCCTACTACTGGAAATATAACGACATCTGACCTGAAAATGTTTCCTAAACATATGACTGTTTGGGTACAAAATTATAGATGGATAAAGGGTAATACTCAAGCTAGTGCTGGTAATGCTTCATGGTTTAAAAATGGAGATGACACTGTATATAGTGACCCAGTATCTATGGAAGCTGAAGTTTATTTAGATAATGTTAAACTTGTAGATTTTACCCCACCCTTAACTAATATGAGCGCCAGTCAGGATAACTACTACAGAGGCACTCTTATAAATAACACATTAACTACACCTTTCCATCATATATCTGGAACTTTATCCGGTGGTGAAACGGTTGAAATGGGGGCGTTTGTATCTGGTAGTGGTTTATATACTTCAGCTGGTCCTAGTCCTTCATACACTTCAGAACAAGGAGCATCATACCAAGAATTATCTCCGGGTGGTTATTTAATGTTTGGTTTCGATGAAAAGACTTGGATGCCACAAAACGTTACAGATGGTAAAAAAGGATATCTTTTAATGAGTAATTTCGGTACTTCAGACTGGCCTAATATAAATCAAGTACTACCTGCGTTAAGTTCAGGTGCAATATTCTCATTAAATACAACCGTTACTAACAACTTTGTAAATTATCTTGGTAATCAATACAGAGGAGATAATTATAGACGAACTGATGGTGCCACCTCAGCCGCGGATGCAGTTTTCAAAACAGCAGGACAATGTATAGCAGGAGATGATATGGCATCAGCTAGTGCACCGAATAATGGTTTTGCTATGGGTAATGGTGCCAATACTATTTTCTCCACTGATGGTCTTTCTCAGAAAGGTTTTATACAACTCTATGTATCTGGAACTGCGGCCGACGCCGTAGGTTATACTGGTTGGCATTCTCGAGAACATATATTAGCTTCTACTAAAATAACAGCTGTACCATTGATGAATAGGGATTTAAATCAATATCAAATACAAGTAGCCGACCCAAGTATGTTTAATATTAATGCAGATGATGAATATATTATATATATGGCCGGCACAGCCGACAGTATTAATACTACTTATAATACGAGAGGATATACGACTTCTGTAAAATTAGTATCTGTTGTTGGTAATACAATAACATTTGATAAGAGTATAATAAGGTCTGACGGTAGTGCTAGTGTGTCTGTGTGTACTGAGGAAAAATTATCTGTACTATGGGTGTGTCCTAAAAAATACTGGGCAACAATGCAGTATAAGACAGATAACTCATATACACAAAGAAGTTTTGGTCAATTTGCTTTGGTTAATGAAACTCCTAGTGATAGTAATTATAATCAATTAGGAAGTACATTTAATGAATGGTATTACCATTATGCTACAGGTAGTGAAGCAACTGTAGGTAAATCTGCGGTTTACACTAATACATGGGATATTAACACTGTATCTTCACAACAGGCTTATTTAATTACAGATTATGACTATGGTCATGGAGCCTTTGATGAAGAGAATGGCACAGGCGGTTATGTAGCTCAAGAACCACTTATAGAATCTGAATACTTAATAGCCCCAATCAAAGGTATAATAGATTATATAGACAATAGTAAAGACAATTTTAACTTGTTTGTGAAATTAGAAGACAAAATTAAAAATAAAGCTACTATAGTAACACCAGCCCATGCTACTTCGTTATATCACCCTCAATTCATATATGAATATGCAGACCCAATACCAGAAGTGAATGATTTCACAGTATCCCCTACTTTTAATTTATTAGATTCATCCGAAAGCCCTTATAATTTAACACACGAGGATTTAAATTCTGTGACTTTTAATTGGAAAGAACAAGCAGATGATGTGTGGTATAGATATATGATAATAAATGATACTGGCTCTGTAGCTAATAAATACGAATCCTGTAGAATACATGTACCTTTGAATGATGCGCCTAGTTCATTTGACCAACGTGCTACATTTACTGCAACAAACCCAATGGCAAACACTAGTTACACTGTAGATGCAACAGGTAGTGCTGTAACAAGTTATACATTACCATATTCTCAAATTGATGGATTAGCAGGGTGGGCACCAAATTTTGCTCACACTACTACAGAAAAAATAAGAGTTAGTGGTACTAATAGTGTAGTCTCAGGAGCTACAACTTTTTCAATAGTATGTCATGCTGTACCTGATAGTAGTTCAGATGCTAATAACCTTACTCTTTTCTCTTTAGGTGGAGGAGGACCTTCTATTGGGTCTAAGACAGGTATAGAATGTACACTATCTGGTAACAAACTACTATATGACCAAAAAGGATTGTCCTCTGCACTTACTGGTACTACCTATCTACCTTATGATGGTGAGACACCGATAAATGTAATAGTGGTCTTTGATGAAGACGCTGCTGGAAGTACTGATTTAAATGTTTACTTAAATGGTAAAAAAGAAATGTCAGCTACAGGTGTTGAAGCACCATCTGGTGCCGAATTTAATAACGTCGTTACTGGTTCTTTATACATAGGTGGTAGATATGATAATGCTGACCCTTTCCACGGACAAATTGAAGAATTTTGTTTTTATGATTCGGCACTAGTTGTATGTGAAGAACCCAATGAGAAAATATATAGTACTATAAACACCTTAGATTTAGATTCAAATAATAATATAGCAGGACACTTAGCTAGATTGTTTGTATTTGATTACCATAATATTAGAGGTACAAGCGCAGGACAAGTAGCGGAAAGTAATTCTGTTACGTGGAGGGCTACTACATTATGACGTTAACTTGGGATGAAGCTGTTAGTGGTAAGGTAAACGAAGAACGAACTGCCACTTTAACATTTAAAGATAATGATGTCAGAGCTGTTTATATAGATTGGGATGATGGAGAAAGCAATAAAAAAGAAGAAGCTAATTATCAATGGATTCAATTGACAGAACCAAAGACATCTCACGAAGCTAAACATACATATAATAAATCAGGTAATTTTTACCCCGTAGTTCAACTTATTAATTCTAGGGGTTTTGTATCGCGGTATTATGCTAATGAAGATAGTAATACAGATGTAACCCCTTTCTCCAAAGATACAGGAATACAACCTTGTAAAGCTAATGATGCAGAACCTTTAGCTTTTATGAAAGTAGAAAACACATTACCGGTGGCTGGTATAGATAATTCTATTTTAGAGGTAGAGGGAGCTAAAAAAGTATATGTAGCTATTGCCCCTACCCTTTCAGGACCTGAGCTTACGGGTACGGTTAAAGGAGTAAATTTATCTATAGAAGCAGTAACCCACAGAAATAAATTCGACGCTGATAATGGTGTTGAAAGTCAGATAGAGTTAGGTTCTTTATCTAAACAAGAAACCTTTACGTTTACTATAAATTTAACTACCGCAGCTAATCAATATGCAGTTTATGATTTTTTCGATACAATGAATGAACTAGAAAATGCAACCTTTTCTAAAATACTTAAATTTAAATTTAATAGTTGTAAAGCAACTTATGATACTAGTGCGACTGATTTTGTAGCCCTTGGTACTGATTACACAACCAATGAAATATTTAATAGATTAAAGATATTTTTAGTGACTAAAGCCGCTGATGGTAAATTTTATCCTATAACTTATGTTAGTGCTGGTTCTCCAATAAAGAGTGTAGATGACAACCAACATTTTAGTATTATGGATATGGGACAGAGTAGAGCGGCTGCGTCTAATATAGCTATATCTGATTATAGGTATGATAATGGTAAAGGATGGTTTAGTCCTGTTGAACAATGGTCTTTAAGTACAAATATACTCGGTACAGGCACATCAATAGGCACTAACACACAAAAACCACTCCATTATTCTTATCTCGTCAACCCTTACGGTATTAATGGTAACTCTACCACAAGCCGTGTTACTCAAGAAGTATTCCGAAATAATAGTGAATCTTTGTGGTACGTAAATGCAGATGATGATAATAAAATTAGACAAGATAGTGTAGCTTTAGATGACTATGGAAGGTTTTACGACCAATATTATATGGTAAGAAACTCTGTAGTTGCAGGAGGATTGTCTGGTAGTATAGTAACTACTAATCAGCCTGAGGTTTTCCTATGTCAACCTTCTCCTAATTGGACCGGTGCGGATTCAATTACTACCACTAATGTTACTGATTATACTTCTAAGATGAAAAATAACGGTGAGACTAATGTTATGAAATTATCTTCTATTAATACTACACCTCAACTTGATGTAGTAGGAACAGATGTTACTACTCAAGATGCAGAATATATTATATTAACATTTGATAATAAAACAAACAAAGTAGGTTTTAATATTAGTAATTACGCAAATGGTTTAATTTCTGGGTTGTCTGGGTTTACTAACGTAGCTGGATTCAAAATAGCTGGTGTAGAATATCTACATGTGGACAACCATACCGATTATAATCAAAATGCTTATTGGAAACCTTTAGAATTCAAAGATACTACGCGCATAGAAAGAGAAGTTACTGAGACGACAGAAAAAACATATCAATCATTTCACAATTCTTTAGCTAAATCTGGTTTTATATCTTATGATATGCCTACCGATTGGACAGCTGCTTCTATTAAAGATTTATGTGGTGGAGTTTATAATACCTCCTCAGGTACTCTAAATGATTGTATAGCTACAGGAAGTGATGATGTATTAGTAACTGGAACAGTTAGTGCTGGTGCTTCACCTTCAGGTTATGGCAGTATTTATAACATATCAGGGTCTGATGTGACTACAAAAATGCAAGCTAAGTTTGGAACAGGTGATAGTGCTATCGCTGAAGTAGGAAGATATAAATATGTGTTTATTGTTACTGACGCTCCCAGTGCGGCCCTTTCCAAGGGTTCAGCTTTCTGGATAGGTAGTGGAAGTAGTGATGGATGGAATGGTACTACAACCTTAAGTATTCAAGTAGGTACAGCAGATTCGTCTCCTGCATTTAATTCTAATTATGAAGTCCCAGCTATAACAACGATAACAGGTAATGTTCGTCGTATTAATATTTATGACTCTATTGTGGGCTCATCTAAGGTATTTGCTATCAATAGCACTACTAACGTAGCAGGTCAACAAACTGCTACAGGTAACGCAGAGTTAATAACTGTGGGTGGACAATATTATAATAACGGTACTTCTTACTTTAAAAATCAATATAATGCTAATCAAGCTGCTTTCACTGGTAGTTCATGGGCAACTAATGCTAAATATGTTTTGAGAATTACACTAAGTGGTACTACATCAAATGGTGATGCTGACAACGCTTGCCCTGAAGTATGGAATGTCTTTGATGCTACGCGAAGTAATACTGTGACATTAAAGTCTACTGATGATTCGGGTTATAATTTAAATTCCCTTGCTATTACAAGTGATGTAGCAATGAGAAGGACCGGTGTATACTATAGAGCTATTACACGTCAAGGTAAAACCTTTATACTTAAAACCGGAATTGGGTTAGAACAAATAGGGTTTAGTAGTAAAGCTCTTGGAGATGAGAGTAATATCAAAGCTTGGACTGAGAGTCAAAGTTCTTCTAATCCTGCTTCTATGTATGGACACTTACATATGATAAGAAAACTACAAGCTGATTCCGTTCCTGTGTATTGGGATGAACCTCAAAAAGATGGAACTTATATTAGAATATGGGGTATCGTAAGTAATCTCAATGAAACACGTAGTGTGGGTGGACCTCGTGCTCCATTATCTTATACATTTAATGTTATAATAAAAGACATTGCTCTAATTAATACCAATGGTGAACTAATGACTGATAGATTTGCTATAGGAGGAATCCAAAATGAGCGTACTTATTCCTGAGATTAGAATAGAGGGTCGTGTAGCAAATTTTATAAAAGGAGGTTATTCTCAAGCAGGAGGATTAACTGCTGCTACTTTACAGTTTAGTTTACCTGCTAGTTTCAGTGGGTATCAAAAATTATGGAATAAAGAAGTTACTTTCTTTTTAAATGCCCATGATAGTAAACCCGTATTCAGAGGTTATATAAAACGTATAAAAGAAAATTTAGAAGAAGTTGAAATATTTGCTCAAGATGCTTTAGGATATATGTTAAAAGGAGGAAATAAAGGACAGGCTTCGATTGCTCTTACTGATGATAAAAATCTAGATGGACTTACAGCAGCTAATGCTATTAGAAAGGCTTTAGTTATGGCTAAGTTAGATACTAAAATTAAAACTGACTATATAGGGGATACTTCTCCATTAGTTAGTTCGTCAGACCCCCCTCTGCGTGGAACAAAAAAAATAATTGATATTATAAAAGAATTATTAAAACGTGCTATAGACAATACAGGTTCTGTACCACGTACTAATATATTAAAAGTAGGAGATGATGGTACAAATCCTCAACTAATAATAGAATTGGAAAGTAATTTAGATTCATCTCCTATTGCACATACATTTACAGAATATAATAACATCACTAATTTAAAGATAGTTAATAAGAAAGTACCAACAATAGTGATTGTTAACGGGAAAGATGGGGTTAAAGGTACATTTACTCATGACACAGCTATAGATGCTTATGATAGAAATTATTTAGAAGTATCTAACGACAGATTAAAATCCCCAGCAGAGTGTAAAGATTTTGCTCAAAAAGTATTCAGGTCTAATCTTACTACTCAATATGAATATGGTATAGAAACCTTTGAAGGTTCTCAACTTAGTGAGAATGATGTTATTAGGGTTGAAACTGAAGACCCTAAGTTTTCTGGTAATTATAGAGTTAGAGGTAAAAAGATAGCTTTTTCAAAAGATAGTTTTGCTATTGGTATAAATATAAATAGAAAACCACCTACCTTAGCTGAGTTTATAGCACAACAAGATAATTAAGGTGTATTCATAGCTGGTGGACCACGAGGGTTACCAGTAACACCATCATCTCTTCCGTATGTAGGGGCATAGTCACCAATATTTCCTTGGCCACCTTCAGTTTCTGTTCCACCGGGATTCATAGTTCGTGCTTGTATTGTGTTAGATGGTTGAGCACCATTCCATATACCGTCTCCTAGTCTATGTACTCCATCTAATCTACCTTCTGCTGTTAGACCTGCATCTCTACCCATCTTACGACCATATCCAGTGATATCTTTTTCAAATTCCATGTTTAAATTTCACATTTATCTCCAACACAAGCAAACTCAGATTTACCTTGGGTATTGTCCTGAGTCTCATATTGTGACAATTGCTTATAATCTATTACGGGCTGAGCCTTTATAAGCCTTTCGTAGGTTCTATGGTCAATTTCCTCATACGGAGCTAATTCATATTTACCTCCAGAGTAGGGTAAGAAAGATACACCATTTATAATATCCCAATTCTGGTATACCCAATTACCTACTTCGAACCATTCATCATCTCTAACATATACAGTCATACTAGCATTATGTTCACACCAGTTATGTTGTAGATTCTTATAGTGCTTTAGTTGGTCTAGTGCAGATACATCAGTTCTAGTTATACAACCGTCAGGGGATTTGACCGGGAACTCCAATACCCATGTACTAGCATCCTTTTTAGTTTGACCATTTTCAGGATTACATTTAACACCAGCATCTCTCATCAAATTAAACAATGGGTCACGAGCTGCTATTCTATAACGACGGATATAGTATTGAGAATATCTTGGGTGAACTCCAGACGCTGAATCTACAAGTTGTGAAACAGTGCCCGATGGCTTTACACAAGTGGTCGCTGCTGGCATTTTAGTACCGAGGATGGTAGATGCTTTACGAGATATACGCAAAACACGGCTTTTAAGGGCCGCTAATGCCTCCGATGTTAATATCGAAGGGTTATCCATCTGACCGGTTAAACTAACGCCTAGAAGCGCTTCTACGTCACAATTCTTTTTCCACTCTTTTCTGAGATATGGAAAATCTGTGAATGAACTTTGTATAACACCAAGCCATGTTGCTGTTTCAACCTTGTCTAACAACGTATCAAGGTCATCGTCTTCTCTTACTACCACTTCCGAAAGGTTACAAAATTGCATATCTCGTAACATTATTTCTCCACAAGGATTAGTACCCTGTATGAGTGGAGCGTAACGACGTGAGGGGGCTTTAGCTTGTGCTGAGGAAAGATTAAATATACCTCTTTCACCAGTACCGGATTTAGCTAATGCTCCCCACTCTATAAGGAAATCAGCCGCTGAGGGCTTCTTTCTATAAATTGCACTATTATTAGCCATTGCCCTCTTAATAGGGAAAGGCCATTCTTTAGCATGTCTCATTTCTTTATCAGTTAAATCACTCAAGGATATCTGGGAACTACGTCTCACACCCCCAACAACAACAATCTCTGCTATCTGATTACATATATCATGAGCTTCTAGTGTGGTTAGTTGTCGTCCTTGCGCATTGTGCATTGTTTCACGAATAAAATCGTGTAGTTTTACTAATGGTGCTGGGCCTGATGCACGACCACCCATAGTCATAAGTCTAGCACCTTCCAATCTTATACTAGAATAATCAAAATAAATATTTTGTCCATCATAGAGGCTTCCCATAAGTGTTTTTACTGAGTCAGCCCAGCCAGCTTTAGAGTCCTCGATGAGAATCTTAGCTAATGCTTGACCGGATTTTATTTCAGGCACTTCAGGTAATTTCATTACTTCTTCTTGTTCCACTGAAAAGCCAAACCCCGTTCCACACATCAGTACATATAAACACTCGGCGAAAGCCTCGATGGAGTTAATCTTAGCAAAGGAGCAATTATAAATACAAGTATTATCAGCTTTAGCTGCTGGGCCCGCTGCCCAAAGGAAACGCATAGATGGCATTACTGCAAACTCCATCATATACTTCCTTATTTTATTTATTGTCTTTTCTGGTATATCTGGCCTTTCTGAAATTATGAAACTAATAAATCTTTCTATTGTCTCAGGCCAATCTTCTCGCCTGTTTTCTTCTTCTAACCAACGTGAATACGTTCTCTTATATATAAATTCTGCTACTTCGTTTTTAAACATTTTACCACTCCAATTGCGGTTCATTACTATAGTTTGGGCTACTATAAAAGCCTTTTTCTTATTTTAAAAATATTATTTAAAGTTTGTTAAAACTCGTTTGCCGCAAGTGCAAGGCTCATTATCCTTACACTTACAACGAGAAAGGGTTGAAAGCAACCCCATCTATGCAGTCAAGCAGGGATTACCGCCCCTACATCCAAGACACTTATACCCATCTTTATCTGGACATAACACCTTAGCTTCTGCTTTTTTGATTTCTTTTTTTGTTTCTTTTTTTGCCATATTTATAATCTCTCTATTAGTTTTCCATCTTTATCAACTTTCCACTCAAAGCCTTTAATAACTTTAGTAGTGTAAGCTTCTTCAGATTTTTCTTCTACGACTTCTTCAACAACTTCTTCTGTCTTAGCTGCTTTCTTAGCCATTATTCTGAACTCCCTGATTCTACAATCTCTGCGAATTCTTCACCAATGATTGTTGATTTATGCATCTCAGTCTCAGCCCATGGGACTATAGTTCCTGAGAGTCCTGTGATGGAATCGGTAACTCCGCTCCATGCTAGTGTTGCTATATCGTTGGGTGTATCACCTTCAGATATGTCTGCGTTCGGGACAACAGTGTCCCAGTATCCGGAAAGACCATTCGGACTGCATACAGCTCTAAATCCTACACAAACCCCTGTTGGGTCTACGTTAGGATATACTTCGTAGCGTGCTACGTATACATCTGCTTTGCATCCATCGTCTCCGGCACAATTTATAGTTATTATTGCCATAATATTTCACCTTGTTTTGTCTTCGCCAATATTACTTGCGTTTATATTTGCGTTTCGTTGCTTTCTTTTTACCTTTAGATTTTACTTTAGTGGGTAGTTTAGCACCTTTCGGTGTTTCACTCTCCCACTTCTTTGCCATCTTCGGCTTGTTCTTGTACATCCAAGCTCTCTGTTTCTGACTCTTGAACGGCATTTTCTTGCTCCTGTTGTAGTTTAGTTAGATAAGCTTGCCAATCTTGAACTAATTCGTTTTCCTCAACAAATGTTTCTACAATCTTTGCGTTCTGCTGTAAAGCTTCCTGCATTTGTATTGCTTGTTGTTCTGTTTGTTGAAGTCTTTCACCCAGTTGTCTGGTTTGACCTACTAACCAATTCAAGTTCTCACTTGTCTGTGCTGGTCCTTGACTTGTATCAAAGTCCTTGACCCATGCTTCTACATCGTTCATACGTTTCTCTAGTCTTTTTAATGTTACCATAGTTGACCTCACTTCATATGCAAGTACATTTATCCTTACATACTTTCATTTGTATTAACTTATCCTTTGAATATCTATTTAAAGCTTTCTGTCTCATATTATCTATGATGTGTCCAGCCTTATCTGGTTCATCAGTATACCAACCCCAGTCTCGGCCGGGCTCGTTATAGATACTCTCGAATATAAAATGAATGTCACGGTTGGAGTATCCTGCATTGATTAACTCCATACCAATTATCTTATTTTCCTCGTGGCTGCTATGTCCACGCTCTATATTATGCTCTATTAGCTCTATTACGCATTTTCTAGGGGGCATAATATAATCATGCTGTATAGAGCTATGCTTAATAGGGCTTACATTATCGTTAATTTTATCTAATAGGTAAGCTATGCTTAATGATACATTATGCTTAACTTCCTTTTCATCACACATATACTCCACAAAATGTCTAAAAGCTTTTTTACTCTTATTGGTCTCAAACTTCTCAGTTCGTGGCTCTAAAGCCATACCATATATCTCTTCAATAGACATCTTCATTACTTCTTCTACGCTAAGTTGTATACACCACACCCCAGTAGGTTCATTATTAATCTTAGATATATATTGTGTGTTAGGTATTCTTCTTAAACAAGCTACACTATTATTAATACACGCTTGGTCTAATGTCTTAAGTTTGTATTTCTCTTTTAAGAATGTTAAGTAATTTCTTAGCATGTCTCTTTTGATAGTATCCGACAAGTCCACGTGGGAGTATAGGTCTATATTCATTTGAAAGCCCTTCCCCCCTGTAAGATATATCCTCGGGATTATTCCGTTCGGCTTGCAGTATTTTCTTATGAATTTTCTTACGTCCATTAAACATTTTTTTACATCCTTTTCATCATCGAAATCAAACCATATAGTATTTAATACAGCAGAATCATAATTAGTTTTACCTTCTGCTCTATCTATGGTATCATCGAACACATATACACTAGTATAACAGTTCTTCTTACCACTAAATTCTTTTATTTTTCCTTCAAGTTGGTCGATGTTGTAACATCTTGCAATTCTTGCTGGGATTCCGAATTCTCTAAAATACATAATTTATTCCTTGTTGGTTCTATTAAAGCATCACCTGCTTTTTCTAATACTTCTATACTCTGGCACCAATCACGAGGTATAGCCATTATATCTACACCATCACACTGGGAACCATGCATTACTAACACGATAGCTTTATCATCTTTAGCTACTAATTCTCCAAGAGTCTCACATTGAGTGAGATGTTCGGAGGGGTTTTCTGCATTTATTTTCATCTGTTTCCACGTACTTGCGGCGTCATTCCATGTGACTTTAACATATGGACCTACTGCACCTATTGTTTGGACTTCTTCACTTTCCATTCTTTCCATTCCTCGAACATATCTGCTACTATATTTAAATCACTATCATGTTTATAGTATTTAGCATTTGGGGGTGTTTCAGTAACCATAACAGGATTATAAGGTCTATCAAACAATAACCTACTATATGGAATTTGATTATCAGCTAGCCATTCTTTAGTGGCCATGACCCAATCTAATGAGTTTGGTCTTTTACACCAGATAGTTATATGGTGTTCATTCTGCATTAACCACATCATAAATTCCTTTACGTTAGTTAATACTTTTGCGCGCTCTACATCATGGTAGTCTTTACAAGGAGTACATATTACTCCATCCATTCCAAATACTAGGTTCATTTCTTTATCTCCGGGGTTATTTTATTAACCCATTTTATCCATTTCTTTCCTATAACATCCCAACTATATTTATCAACAGCGTGTTTTCGTGCAGCTTTAGCAGCTGCCATACGCTTATTAGGGTTTTTATAATAATACTCGAGAGCTTCACATATAGCATTCTCACTACATATAGCTCTTTGTGGTGCTGCTCTTGCAGGAGTATCCCACCACATATCTTTATAAGGTAATAATATACCTCTCTCACAAATATCTTCTTCTTCTAGATAGTCTCTTCCATTAGGACCAGCATCATTATGATGTCCACCAACGGGATACATAGGTACTTCCTCATTTTCAGCATCCTCACATTTAACTAGCTCATAACCTGTGGTATAATTAGTAACACATATAGGTACTCCACACGACATGGCTTCTAATGTAGGTATACCAAACCCTTCTCCAGCAGTAGGTAGAACAAAAACATCCATACAATTGTATAAATTAGCCATTCCTACTTCATCTAGAGCTTCTCCTCTATCTAATACTCCCATCATAGGAGGCATTAGATATTCTTTTATATCATACTGCTCAGCAAACTCTGGAAATTTCCATCCCATAGAATCATTCCAATCCATATGCAACATCAATTTAACTTGGTCTGGGCTGAGGTTGTTTCTCTTAACGAACTGAGCAAATCCCTTTATTAAACGTGGTATGTTTTTACGGTGTTGGTTTCGTGCCACACAACCTACTACAAATGCGTCTGGTTTATCTAATTTACCATACTTTGGATTTAGTATGGGTTTGAATAATCCTGTATCTACTCCATGTGGTATGTATGTGGTTTCTTTATTAAAATCTTTAAGTAGTCCCTGTTGACCATATCGGGACATTGCTATACCGTACTCAATATTATCTAATTGTCGTTGCCATGCTGGTATAGATGGTTCTCCATCATAAGGGATAATACAAGCGAATTTCCACGGACTGCCCTTGGACAATTCTTTAAAAGCTTCATTCATCATTGTAGTTCTTTCTTTTCTATTAAATGGTTTATCTGTTTCTGGGTTTAAAAAAGGCATCTGTACGTGAGTAGGGGTTTTAGAATCAGTTATGTGTTTAAACATTTGAAAATCTAAATGTCCTAAAACTAAATCTGGTTTAAATAACTTAACCCAGTGTGGGAAAGACTTTTCTCCGAACCTTTCTTGGCCCGGGTACATAATAGGTAATTGTTCAAAATATACTTGCTTCTCAGTCTGACCTAATGGCCAAGGAGTATACCACTTACTGTGTCTATCATTCTGACACCCCGCATATCCTATATGGTGTCCTTCCTCATGTAGTATAGCACTGACATTTTTTGTATTAGTTCCAAATCCAGTTGGTGCCCATGCACTATCTGAGACTGGCATTATTCTTAACTTACCTTTTTTAGGTCTATCGAATTCTAATTCTTCAACATATTGACCTACGGTATTCTGATTGTTTTGTTTAAACTGTGTGTTGTTCATCTATTAACCTCTATTGTTTTATAGCTATAATATCTCTTTTATTAACAATAACGGTGCCCTTATCTCCTGTAAGGTATACAAAATTTTCATCATCATTCGTTATCATTCCTCTTCCAACTTTCGTCCTTTCTTCTTCACGCCAAACCACTTTGACTTCCGCGTCTGACAAAAATGCCGACAATGGTTTTGTTTCTTTTTCATCCATTTTATCACTTTCCCGAAGGGTCGGAGCAGCAAACGTGCTGTCCGTATAGTAATTATATTCTAAGTTAGTATATAAAGTTTGTGGCATCCTTAATCAACTTCTTTATTAAATTTTTATCTGTTATTTCACTAGTGTCGTTCTTTATTCTCCATACAGCAATTTGTAATTGTTGTTCTGGTGTTGAACTCAAAATCATACTATTAGCCTGTCTTGATATAAATCTTATGTTACCTTTGATATATCCTTTAGTAGGGTCTATCCTATCTACAGATTTACTATTATAACGACCTCCTTTCCCCCTCGCCATAAAGTCATAAGGTATACCTAATGCAGGACATATTTCCTTCTCGGGATTCCAATAATCAAAACGTGTATACCCCATTATGTCCATTAAATATTGTCTATCTATATTATGTTCCAAACCTCTTAAACGAGCTCGTGTCCTCGTTGATGATATACAACCTATAGTCCAATAAGAAGGTGATATACTTCTAAGGGTCTGTCTATATAATGAGTCCTTTTCATCAATCCCTTCTAGTTCAGGCCATCTTCTGAGTTTAAGTTCTTTTGGTATATCACTACGCTGTCGCTTTCCTTTCTTTACTGGTTTTCTCCAATATCCATTTTTAGTTTTTAATTTATATAACTCTTCACCTAAAGCTTTATCACCTTTATAATCCTTTGGTTTTAAATTAGGGCCACCAGATTCACAACCGTCTTTCCGTTTCATATCCACTCCGCCAACGATTGTTGTTTTTTATCTAACATGGTTAAAGGAGGCTTCTTCTTAACATACTCTTTTAACCCAAATTTTATAAGTAGGTTAGATATTGTATCCCAATAGTAGGTGATGTCTATCTCTTCGACTGACTTTATCTGTTCTTTTAATCTATATCCTTCTTTAGTTTTAGCATAAAAGTATGTAGTGCCTTCAGCAGGTTCCATACCTATTTGTTTACCAAGATTCATTAATTGAACTGTTAGGTCTGTTTCTGATTTATAATCATCATAACCTCTATTGGTAGACCTACGCATTATAAAATCTTCTAACTTATATTCTTCTAAATCATATAACTTATCGACAAAAGAATTTGTAACGGTATTATTTAATCGCGCGTCTGCTAACCTATCTAATACCTTATTATAGAATATAGAGCGACTCTTCGACTTGAAGGTGCTTCCATGCTTCGTAACACTACCATCCAAATTACGTAATATGTAATTACCTACTTGTATCCATACCCCTTCTTGGAAGACATCTTTATCCATTGTGATGTTTTCAGATTCAGTGAAGGGTAGGTGATGTTTCATTAACATCTGTAATCGTTTTGTTAACCAATCAACATCCACATCAACATTAGTATTAATCCCATCTGTATGTACATATACCACAGAATCTGGCCCATATCTTGCACGGATGATGTCGACACCCGCAAGGAGTAACCAACGGGCAATTGCAGTAATAGCAATACCGACGCCCATATCGCCGTAAGAAACATAAGGATTAGCATTTGCACCATAGAAAGTGTTCACCATTATTTTAAGAGCATCGGACTTACTCTTATCCTCTTTAGTTTTACCAAGTTTATAAGGCTTTCGCATTTCTTTGAATTCCTTACACATAGTATATAAGCAGCTCTTCTTATCTATATCTATATTAAGCATCAAACGCTTGTTAACTTTGTTATCAGGCACATATAGTATACCATCCTTAAATTCTACATTTGGACTATAGTCATCATAGCCTATAATCTTTGTTGTGTCGGGCCCTAAGTTGAGAGCCATCGCTATAGAGGGGTAATATGAACTGAAATCTACTTTATAGTTCTCAGCTTCATAACCCTGTTTATAAAGCTCTATGTGGGCAGCCTGATAATTACCTTTTTCAAACCTAAATATATCAGGATGGCGCTCTTTGTTTCTATCAAGCGCTACTATGCCCTGCTCGAATAAGCTCCTCCCCTGCAATATTTTCGTAATATAGCTACTGGGGGCGTTTACATAGGTTGCCAAAGGGACGCTTAGAACCTCTGCTACGTATTTTATTTGTGGGAAGTAGTGGTTGTACATATATAGCGTACAATCTACATCTGACAATACATAGTCTTCGATTTCTTTTAGGGTGTAATCCATCAAAGTCTTGGTTGCAAAGTCGAGCTCAATAGGTTCTAGGCCGAAGGCCTGTGAAACTTGTTTGAGTCCACGGGGTAAACCTGATAGGGAATAATCAAGTCTGGCCCAACGTAGTAGGTCTAATATAACGCGACCCCCGGCGTTCATCTTCAGTTCTCTGTTGTCTCTAGGAGGTTCATACCCCCAGCTAGACCCATCTCGGTTGAGATGTTTTTTATATTGTGCTTCGTTTATATGATTATAACGTACTCTGTGGAGAATTTGTGGAATATCATAGCCCACAAGATTCCACCCCGTAATAATGTCAGGGTCATACTCCTGTATATAATTTGCGAAGTCCCATAATAATTTGCTATCATCTTCAGTCTCGTTGTCCCATAGGAACACTTTGCGCTCTCCGGTAGAAGTGACAATGCCAATGGCAACGATAGGGTACTTCTCTCCAAAAGGAAAGGTACCATCGGGGGAGTGTGTTTCTATATCAAACACAAGGCATTTAACATCTTTGTCGTTAGGGTAGTCTGCAAAGAACTTAGGATGTTCAATACATAACCTTTCGAGTAATGCTTCTCTTCCACCATCAAAGAGTGCGTGGCGTGGAACGTGTTCCTTACCGGGTATATAGAGGTGTTTCTTTAGCTGAACTGTTTCATTAGAGGCTATCAGCTTTTTTGTCTCCCCATTTTTGTCCTCAGTATAGTAGTACGGGATGTACGGAGACTCTACAGCCTCAGCTTCCCCATTCCTATACATCTTGACCATCAATTTTTTAGTCTCAAGATTTATTGTGCGTTTATTAATACTGGCAATTAGTGGTACTTTCATAGTTTCTTATTTATTTCTTTTAAGAGTGCATATATCTTTCTGAGATATGCCGCCGATGGGTCCATTGGTGTTGCTTTAACCATTAGTCCTCCTCTGGTGTTACATTAATTGTCTTAGGAGGAGTTAGTATTTCATCCTCTGCTTCTACTTCCCACATATCTATTAGTGTAACAGCATCTTGTATGGCCTTACCCCATGCTCGGTGTATAGTTGCTACTTCTTCCATTTCTGTATCGCCTTTTATTTCAGGGTTAAACTGACCCGCCATATCATAATGGAAATAACTAGCCTTAGTTAGTAGTTCCATCCATTGTTTGCGTTCGTCGTCTGTAGATACAGTTAGTTTCTTTATTTCAACACTCATCTCTATACGCCTTTTGTTGGTCTGGTGTCATTCTACTAAATAGTTTATCCATATTGTTGACCATTAGTTCTGATATCTTAATGTTATATACATCACATAATCTTGTGAGATACCATAAAACATCTCCCATTTCATCTATGATAAGGTCTTCGTTATTAACACGGTCTCTTATCTCTTTTTTAAATGCACCACCTACTTCTCCGGCTTCGTTCATTAAACCTATCATTAGGTATTCTTTTTCTCTACGTTTAGGATATTTTGCTGTCTTACGAGTAAAATCCATATACGTTGTTTCTATTCCACTTACCATATATTCAATTCCTCAGGGATTTTATGGAGGACCCTGTTCCTCTCAGTAGGGAGATATCTGTATACTAAGTCTGCCTTCTGGTCACTTTGTATAACCCAAGGCTTAACTATGATTAAATCATTCTCTCTACACCACATTCTTTTCTTTAGTTTACCACCAATTCTAATCATGCGGGTTTTATTATCACTACAAAGGGCTCTCATTCTAGAGCCCCCTGACATATCTACAACCACAGCGAATAGTTCATCTCTCTTAGGTAATCTAATCTTTCTTGTAAAATTCTCTGATGGTTTCGTATTCTTTTTCATTATAATCTCCTTCTGCATGAAGTAAAAACTCTTCATATGTCTTATGTTGAGAATCCTTAGAAGTCTTAAAGACCTTAGGATAATCACCATCACTCACATCTACCGCTGTCTTTGCTCTCTCACCCAATTCAATGTTGTCCCCGCTAAACGGGTCAATAATTTGGATACGGCTACAACTGCGCCCAATGTATTCTTCAGCCACTTCAGGCCACTCTTTTCGTATAAACTCTTTTGTTTCTTCAATTAAATCACTCCAATTTATTTTTGATACTGGTTCTGCTATGAGAGGACTCTTGTAATATAATTTAGTTTTTCCTCCTTCATCATCTACTTCTAAGAAACCAGTCATTATTAAACCTACTAATACAGGTCTCAGTTTAGTAAAGGGTAATCCGGCAGCCTTCGCTGCCTTCTTTAATTCACCTTCAGACATCTTTACAGTCTCACTATCAGCAAAACCAAATTTATCTAGACGTGTCTCTGGAAATAGTTTAAGGATGTCTGTTCCGTGTGCTGGCATATGCAAACACTCTTCTACAAATGAATTAAGGTATATGCGCAACCCTAACCAATTATGTTTTGGACTTACAAGCCCATATCTAATCCCATCTTTCTCTACCCTCGTTATTTCATCAGGATAAAATCGTGCAATAGCATTAATTAATCTTAATAAGTATTGAACTTTAGACCTTGATACTGGAAATGCTGAGGGTATGGCATCAAATAAGAAAGGAGCACAAGGGTTTTTAATTATGGTAGCGTCATCTTCATCCCTCTCCCTAAGTGTTTGGTGTATATGTTTCTTAAGTTGTTCGATTTCAGAATCCTTCATAGAGGACATAGTAGCTTTAGGTAGCGCTGAATTCATTAGTTTATGTTTAACTACTAGTTCAGTTTGCTTAACAGTAGGGTTAGTATGCATAATCATACATCTTCTTTCCAACTCAGCATCAAACATAGCTGAACCTTTATCATTCTCCACTGCTACTGCCATTAATACATATTTAGGATGTAGCCATTGACCTACTGTGGCTTTGATTGTTACATCAGTCCTTTTACGTTCTGCTGTTCTACCGTCAGCCCATGTCTTTATTATTTCCATAACCCCTTCTGGTATTTTTTGTGCCTCAGGTATAAAAACAAATCTTGCTTTATTAATTTTCTCTTCGTCATACCATATAGCAGTTTCTGACATATGTTCTACAGTATATACATAACCTTCTGGAAGTAGATTACCTATAGCCTCCATTAGTACTGTCTTACCTGTTCCACTATATGCTTTAATACAAAAATTAGTATCTTCTAGAATATATGAAAGACTTGTTGTTAGGGCTAGGGCATCCTCTCCTAGAATAGGGAATAGCGTTCCGTCTGATTTTTTTGCGTTGTGGAAATACCTAAGTAAATCGTATATTTCAAATCTTTTCATATCCATTTTTCCTTAGCATTCATTAAATTGAGAACATTATGTTCACAAAGTTTCACTGCATACTTTTTGAGTTCCTTTTCTGGGATGGCTGGGAATTGTTCTTTGAGTATTAAGAATAAATCTATCATACTCATTGGTTCCCCATTTTTATCCTTGAGATATTCAACTACCTCCTCTGGAACCACCCATCTAAAGGACTGTTCATCACTGTTGGTTAAACTTGGTCTAAACTTCTCAGCCACGAAAGCGTCGCTCTCAGTTGGCTCTATAATATATCCGTTTGCTTCTCTACCGAAAGTGGTCTTAACCTTACCTTTTTGAAATTCAAAAACTAAATCTGTAGGGTTAGTTCCATTCTCTATAAGTGTAGAAAACAATCGTTGAGCTTGGGTGTGTGATGCCACTGTTAGTGTTAAGTATTTTATTTCTTTCATTTCATTTAAATAAATACCATAAGTAAATTCATTTATTTTAGGTGTTCCATTTTTACAAAATACACATTCACCTTCTTTAGCCCAACATTTGTTTCTACGTTTGTTAGTAGGATTCCAATGTTTAACCCTATGGATTGGTGCTATAAAAGCAAATTGCCCTAGAGCCTTCATCGAATCTTCGAGCCATACTCTCTGACTCTTGGGCGATTGTATCCAATCGTCGTGACTACTCATTCTATCTCAATTTTCTTTGATGATGTCTTCTCTTTCTTTTCAATAACTAAATCGAGTATACCATTTACCATAGTAGCTTGTGTTGACTCTGGGTCTAGTTCAAACTTAAATGTTTCTTCCCATCTAAAGTTCTTCCTGTCAGAGTTAGCAGCTATGCTTACAGTTCTACTACTTACCTCAACGTCGACTTGTTCTTTATCCAACCCAGCTAATTCTGCTGTGATGGTTACAGTTCCATTCTCTTCACTTACTGAGACATCTTTTCTTTTCAATGTTGAGAGTGCGTGTTGACCTGAGGGGACTCTCTCTATCTGAGACAATAAGTCCATCCACATATCTAACATACGGTCTCCATCTCTTCCATACATGATTAGTCCTCCATACTACTAGTAGATGGTCCATCTGCCACACGCTTCATTAATCTGAAGTATGGTTTGTTGGAACCTTCTTTCCAATAAGTATTTCTGAACATAACAAATTCGTCTCCACCTTCAGATTTACCTGAATAATAGACGTTTCCGTTCTTATCTGTGTTCCGGAACAATCCGGCTCTTAGTTCTAATCCACTTTTTCCTTCTGCCATTTTATCTCTCCTTTTTTTTATCCATGCATATTACCGTGCACAGAAGCGGTTTTGATATCAATCTCTAATAGTTTTTCACCATATGCTGAGATTAATTTATCTAGTGTTTCATTAAAGAAAGCTCTAACATCTATATCTTCGTTAGGCGCTACCTCTAATTGAAATGTCCCGATGCGTAAAAGATGTGTCATCTTATTTGCATCCATTTTAGCCATCATTAATTGACCAGCCATATCTCCCATATCTACTTCAGAAGATGAATCTGTCATCGATGACCTCCAACTTTATTAATATTTTCCTTAGGTTCTTTACCATCCCTTGTGTTTCTCCAATCTTGTTTTCCAAATCATCAAACCGTTGACTCATCTTATCTATTCTAGCTAAGACATCCTCCACGTTCTGAACAAATGGAAACCAATTACTTTCTTCACTATACCTTGCGTTTCTTTGACGGATTTCTTCTGCCCACCTTGTGTGGTGGTTTGCTTCCGCCTTTCTGTCTTCTTCTATTGTCATTGTTTTGATTCCTTTTTAGTTGTTTCATGAGTATTTTGTTCTTACGTGGGTTCACATGATAACCCTGTCCAGTCCAACCATCGATATAATGTCGGATGTAACCCATCCAATAATCACGACAGTTTTCCTCAGTTGGTTCTAAACCTCTCATTATACATTTTTCTTTGAGACGTTGAACCATCTTACCGTTCTTACCTTTTGCCCATATACGGTCAAAGGCTATCCAGCGTTCATTCATTTATTATCTCCGCAGTGGGGACAATTAAACTTACTTACCTTCTTCATACCTACATAGTCTCCACCACATCTAATACATCTCATAATTGTTGGCTACCTCCAATTATTCTATAACATTCGAAGCAGTATGGGTAACCAGCAGTATCTTTATAGATAGCATAGCGTGGGTCTAGTTCCCATTTCTTACAGAGATTACACTTCATCCGAACATACTCCCTGTGTATGACTCCTGCTGAGGGGATGAATGTGCCTTTGGTGAGAACACTTCTGGAGCATTCTCTTTAGCGGCTTTAACCATAATCTCTAATACTTTGACGTAAGCTATAATGGCCATCTCTTGCCATTTTTCTAATTGATATGTCTTAGATATTTTTTCTAAGTCTACACCTATCTTCATTATATCTATAGAGTCCATAGCTTTAACTAATATTTCCCATTGTAATTGTTCTTCATTAGTCATAAGTTTGGCTACATTCAATCCTTGCTCATCATCTTTGGCGGCTTTCAAAAAGCCATTTAATAATTCATTCATTATTACTCCGACACTACCAATCTATCTAATCTATATGCTCTAGCGTGTTGCTTGAACTGAGAAGTATATTGTTTTAAATTGTATCTATTATCTTTACCGATAACATAGAACTTACCTTTTGATGATATTCTAATATCTTCGGGTAAGATTTTCCTTACAGACTCAGAATCTTTATCATGTTTCCATGAATCAAAATTAAATTGAGTCCTGTTTACAGGGTCGTATTGAATACTTACCTGCTTGTGCTTTCCTGTCTGTTGGTAATGCTTAATTGCATCCATCAGACAATTGATTTGTTGATTTCTATTCATTTTAATCACTGTTATGTCTCCAAAACCACCTACCTATATAAAGGTTTTGGTAGCTGAACTGAGACGTTCATTTTTTACATTTTGCGCAGTATTTTTGGCCTTCGTATGTGTAAATCATACACCTGCCGAAACAGGCTGGACACTCTGTGAATATTCTACTCATATTTCGTTAACCATTATATTATAAATAGACCACCCTAATAAGAGTATGCCTACAACGAAGTAAAATATTACCCAACTATAGTAGTTTATTATTTTCATTATATTTTTCTTTTCCTTTTTTATCTGAGGGATTTGTGCTCTGAAATGAGGTAATGCTTTCCAACAATCATCACATAGATAGGCTCTCAAATGAGGTTCTTCAC